CCAAAATAGTCTTATATCTAAATCTTTTGCAATGTCTTTTATCAATTCATAATTTGGTTCAAAATATCCTTTTGAACTATATTTTGAACCATATTTTTTGGATAAATCATAACCAGGCACAATACATAAATAATCATCGGGATCTACTTCAGATCCAGCAGGATTAATCCCCATTATCATGATAGACTTCTCATTCAACTTTCTATCTAATCTTAAAGGAAATCCAATTCTATCTTCAAGCAATTTTGGTTCTGTTAATTGTTCGTATTTACATTTATCAATTGTTTCAATTGAATATTTTTGTATCGTTTTTTTAAACTCAATATAATCAACCTTTTTTGTCTCACTAAGTATTTTCATTTATCCTTATGACCTAATTATACCTTTCAAATAGAATTATGTAGAAATTTGTGAACTGGTGTCATTTTCTGTTCTTGTGTTCTTAGAAGTTATTATATAATAATTTGATATATTTGTCGAACTGATCAAGCGAAATATTACCCAATGGTACTTGTATGCGGAATATTACCATAGCCTAGTGTCATCTGGGAAGCTTTTCTATATCATGGTAATCCAAGTACCTTTTGGGTATTTATCGTTAATTATTCTTCTTCAGGTTCCATACCAAAGAAGTCACACAAAACGAGATAAGCGGCATACCTTTTGGCACCCTTTTTCGACTTAGAAAGTGCTGTTTTTTGAATGGACCAGCTGCGAACATAGCATGTGCATGACCACCAATACTCACCATCGTCATAAACTTGCTCATCAGGAAGCTCGTATTGTGGTATGGAGCATCTGCCACTTTCAGCCAATTCTTTAAGTGTGCTGACTGCATTATCCTGTGTTAGATTTTCTTTTAGCTCATCCATGCCATCTTCTACATCATGTAATTGATCATCGATTTGAAGCATGAATTCCACAGAGTTTTGGAGCTCATCTGGATCCCAATCACTGTCGATTGCAATAGCACCAAGAATGGCTTCGAATAGATCAGCTCTAACCTTTTCTTGATTCCACACCTTATTATCAATATCACTTTGACCCAAATACATCATCGACTTGAAACCTAACTCTTCAATTCTTCTAGCAAGATTCGCATTGCTTACGATTTCTTTTTTCAACTCAGTAAAGTCTTGCTCGTTTCGATGAGCTTTAATGCAGTACTCATCATTATCTTCCTGCTCATCATATGTATCCGTTTGAGATTTGAAAAATCCGTATCTTTCAGCGATGACTTTGGTCACATAAAAATCCAATACTCGATCGCCTAAGAACTCTAAAACCTCATTGTTCTCCCCACCATATTCAGCTGAATAAGACTTTCTTGTGAAAGCTTGAAGCAGCAAATCTGTGTTCTTAAAATAGTAACTGCATTTTCTTTGTACATCATCGATGTGTTCTTTTAAATCCTTCATTTGATTTCCTCCTATTATTTGTCCGAGAAAATAAAAAAGACCTCCCGATAGAATAGGCATACTCCTGCATAGGTACACATATCCCTTTTATAGGTCTTATTAAATCAAAATAGTACTTGTAAGACTTTAAGCATATTAACTCCCGCTTCCCGAAAGAGTTAATATACAAATCGCGTTACTCAATTACTTTGAGGAAATAATTCCCTTACCTTATCGGACTACCTTTAATATACAATAAAAATGTCCATTTGTCTACATCTCTATATTGAAAAAAGCCTCGTTGTTGAGGCTGTTTAACGTTAAATGATAATTTCTCGTCCATTTTTAAACTTGAACTTAATCTTATTGTCTTTGTTTACGACCGCTTCGTTTACCATCGTATTCCAAAGAATTGGTTCAAACTCTTGGATGAATGATTGCTTGTGCTTGATCTCTTTAACGAAAGATTTCATCGCTTCTGCTTTTTGACTTTTCAGTTCTCGTTCAATTAGTGCATCATCGAGTTGAACTTTGAGAGTTTCAAACTTCTCCAGGTGTGTGTTATATCGTTTCATGTAATCATCCTGATTTTGAACCCTTGATGTATTGTCCTTAATCAACCCTTCAATAAGTAGCTTGAGATCGGATATCTCGTTATTCAAGCTCTCTATTTTGCTATCAATTTCGGAGGTATCTGTGAGCACTGTGATGAGCTCATTTGTATCTTCAATCAGTTCTTTCTTGTTCATCATCACTTGATTGTATGCTTGTACGAACCTCTCATTGATTGATTCTTTGGATAGGCTTGGCGTATCACATTTGTTGATGAATCTCTTATTGCATTGCATCATGACTTTACGATGTGGTGTGTTGGAATGCCAAACTTTAGCACCATAAAAGTGTCCACAGCAACCACAGATCAATCTTGATGAATAGGGATTAATAGTTGAATATGCATATTTAAATCTATCTCTACTTGAGAGTTCTTCTTTAACAAGATTCCATTCTTCTTTGTCAATAATGCCTGGATGGCTATTCTCAACATAATATTGAGTCAGCACACCATTGTTCTTCTTGACAGTGTGGTCGAGGTAATTCTCTACATACCCCTTTTGAAGGAGTGCATCACCTTTATATTTTTCGTTGGTCAGTATTGAAGTAATATTCAATGTAGTCCATGCTGTTTTCTTAGATGGTTTGGAATAGTTGTTTCTATTGAGAAACTCTGCAATCGCTGACCTTGACCACCCATCTCTAAGAAATAACCTGTAGATAAGTTTGACAATCTCGGCTTCGTTCTTGTTGATGACGATTTTACCATCTACCTTGTCATAGCCTAAGAAATTCTTATAAGGCATCTTGACCTTGCCTTCTTTGTAACCCCAACGGATGCCCATCTTCACATTCTCACTGATACTTCTACTTTCTTCTTGTGCAATCGCAGCGAGCATCGACAGCACCATCTCACTTTTAGAGTCAAAGGTCCATAAATTTTCTTTTTCAAAGTAGACCTCAACACCTGCAGTTTTTAACTTTCTTATGTGAGTGATAGTATCAAGCGTATTTCTTGCGAAGCGTGAGATGGACTTGGTGATAATCAAATTAATCTTACCTTCAAGGGCATCTTTGATCATGAGGTTGAAACTTGCTCTGCGTTTAGTACTAGTTCCTGATATGCCCTCATCCGCATAGACGTTCACATAATCCCAGTCAACTCTATCTTGAATGAAATCTTTGTAGTACTTAACCTGTGCTTCATAAGAACTATACTGCTCATCGGAGTCCGTTGAAACACGAGCATAAGCTGCAACCTTTCTTCTTTCAGACGAATGGATACTTTGCTGTGTTAGTGGATTGATGGTTGATGGTATGACTCTAACTTTTCCCATTTTAATACTCTCCTATTTTCATTTGCTTTCTTTGTGTTTTTTCTTGCTTTCTCTTTCATTTCAGGTGTCCATGAGTCTTTTCTTGATATCTCTTTCCATGTGATTTCATCAACAGTACCATTCAATAAATGAAGTTCTATCTTGTTGTCCTTCTGGGCCACCATATAGTTCACTTTTTTGTTGAACTTTCTTTCATCAAACGATGTTGTACCTAAATACTCATTCAGTGTTTCATATAGACTTTTTTCTGGGATTCGTCTTGATTCACTACAGAATGCTTTGCCTTGAGTGTTATATGTCGTACAAATCCAGAAATCGTGCTTCGGTGTCGTCTTGTGTTGATAGCCACCTCCACAACATCCACATTTAATCTTGTTCGTGAATGGATAGGCGTTTGTAGTTCTTTTCACATTCGTTTTGAATCGATTTGCTCTTTGATTTCGAATAGTCTGAGTTTCTTTGAATGTTTCTTTACTGATGATGGACTCATGATTGTCCTCCACATGATACTGATGAAACTCACCATTGTTCTTAACTTTTTTCTTTGTTAAGTGATTCTCAAGGTATGTTTTTTGAAGAATCAAATCGCCTGTATAACTATTGTTCTTTAGGATTTGAAGGATGGAACCATAACTCCATAATTTAGAGTGCATCGGTTTGATACCATCTTGATTGAGTTGTTTCGTAATGGCAAGTATTCCTAAACCGCCTATATAGAGGTTGAATATTCTTTGAATCACTTCCGCTTGTTCAGGAACCACAATGAAGTTCTTATTTACCACTTTGTATCCGTAGAAGTCTCTAGCACCCCATGAAATACCCTTTTCGAAATCCTTCTTGATTCTCCACTTCATGTTTTCACTCACCGATCTTGCCTCTTCTTGGTAGAAACTCGCAAGCAGCGTCAGCATAAACTCACCATCCGTCGATAAAGTATGCAAGTTTTGTGATTCGAAATAGACATCAACACCTAATGCATTCATTTCCCTAATTGTTCGAATCACTGTTTCTGTATTTCTACCAAACCTGCTGATTGATTTCGTAATGATTAAATCGATTTTCCCAGCCTTTGCATCATCCACCATGCGTTTGAATTCGGGGCGATCTTCCTTCGTCCCACTGATGCCTTCATCTGCATACACACCTATAAACTGCCATTTGGGATTTGAGCTTATCATCTTGTTGTAATGACTAACCTGGCTAGAAAGCGACTGAAGCATGGCTTCTTTTTCTGATGAGACCCTGGCATACGCACAGACTCTTTGCAACTTAAGTATCTGTTCATCAGCATCGATTTTATTGATTCTTGTTCTCACTGTATCACTCCTTTTTTGTATTACTATATATCACTCTTTTGGCTTCAATTATCAAGTCATTAAGCTTAAAAATGCTATTAGGTTTGATACAATGTTTTTTGGCTAAATGCGTCTCCGCTTTTATGAAATCTTCTTCATCGATGATGTTCCTAATAAACATCGTTTCCATAACTTTGATGCCATTCACATATCTATTCAAATTGTCCATGTTCATTTGGTTTTCCCCCTTTCTTTTGAGAATTCCAATAATCGTATCTGCAAGAATCGTTGCAATATACTTTTCTTTTCTTACCTTCTACAAAGGTTAACTTTTTGCCACAAAATTTGCAGGTTGAACCTTCATACTTTTCCCTGAGTGCATTTCGCACTGAACCGATAGATATGTTTAGCTCACTTGCAATCTTTTTGTACCCAATACCTTGTTCATTCATTTGTGTGATTTGATTTTTGATTTCTGCTCTCATGTATATTACCTCCTAAATCTAAGTCCGCAGAAATCGTGTAAAAGTTCGGGTTATTATAGTATTTTTTATAATATTTTCTTTATTGCAACAAACTATCAGAATTTTGCAACAAAAAAGACCTCCAGGAGATGATTCCCAGAGGTCACTTGCTATTTCTTAAGTTGTTCTTGAATGAGTTTTTCTGCTTCCGACAGAGTCGCTCTTCCTTGCATCTTGTTACTGAAGGAAATGTAGTCATTGATGATTGCTTCAATCTTTGACTGATTGGTCTCTACAAATTCAACAGCCTTTTCTGTTGAACCTGTGATATTGCTTACCCACTCACTGAGTCTTGATACAACAGCGAGTTTTTTGTCATCCCCTGTAAGGAATGCCTCACCTTTAACTTTTGCGAGCTGATTCTTTTCCTCTACAATTAAGATAAATTCTTTGATAGCCTTTTGAACGCTTGCATCAAAGACGATATCCTTTGCTTTGATAACTAAGTCGGTCACGTTATCTGCTGTGTTTTTTAAGTCTTTCTTTACTTCTTTGATCACCTCAGAAAGTGGTTGATCTTTACCCATTTTTGATGTCACATAAAGTGCCAACAATAATAGGGAAGTGATGAGTAAAATAATTTCAAGTGTTGTCATTCTCTTTGCCTCCTAAGCGATTATAGATATTGACTTGCGAATCTTCCAATCTCGATACACGATGTTCTAGGACATTGACATCCTTCTTTAACGATTTAATATCTTGTGAGTGCATTTCAAGGAGATTAAGCATTTTAATGTTTTGCTTTTCTATTGTCTGCAAATTCGTCAAGATTTCATCGTTATTTGTTTTGTTCTTCTGTTCTTGGCGGTTGAATTGCTTGATTGTGGTCAAGATGACTACGACCATTGTTACAATCCAATACACCAAATTTTCCATTCTAAATAGACTGAGTAGGTTATCCCAGTTCATCCTTCATCACCTTATCCTTGTAGTTTTCTATGTAAGCTAGGGCTTCCCTTAATAACGGCATGTATTCTAAGCCTTTGCTATTATTCCAGTTCTTTTTGTATTCAATCATGTGTGTATACCAGGGTTCGTGAACAACATGGCGATATCTTCCAGTTTCATCAACATGATCCAGAATTCCACGTACCCTTAAAATATGATAATGCGACTTTTGTGGTTCTGGATAATCAATACGCATGTTGTAATGCTCCACAAAACTTTCCAAGAATAACCCAAGCTTACCTGTTAAATCAACGTTCTTGTATGCTTCATATTCATCTCGATAGCTCTCATTTAAGTAAATTAGGTTATCCTTTTCTGATAGAACTTCATCGATATAGGCACGATCGTATAGAGGAACTGTTGGATCTAAGTTTTGTTTCTTTAAATAAACATCTCTTCCGTATGCAAAAATATCAAGTTCACCCAGACTCAAGTGAACATTGCCTTTGAAACCATCAAGCACCACAGTCACATCATCATCGCTATTTTCATCGTTTAATCCAAAGGCTAACGAGCCACAGTAGTAGACAAACATCACAGTCGTATTTGGAAAGATGCCTTGAATGATTTCTAGAATACTTTCTTTATTCAGAGGTTTCGGTTTCACTTGGAGCATTTGCTGTACCTTCCACAACTTCAAAATCATCGATTGAGTCATCAAAACCAACCACATTATCTTTTAGCCATTGATAGCCTTGTATGATTGGACTCGCTTCACTAAATAGATAAAAATCTGATTCAGGAATCTCTATATCGATTTCTTCTAGTGGTGCACTGTGATTTGCACGAGCTTCTTTACTGTGATAGGACGCAACACAAATAACTGCTTTCTTTGCTACATAGTTGATGTTGAATGCAATAATCCGGTGATAGGATAAAGAAACTCCAAACTTAGAGTTCATTTCTTTAATAATAGCCATAGTATGCCTACTTTCTTGCCGTGCGATAAATCGTCACAGAGATTAAATCTGGTGAGCCAAGATTAAGTCCTGGATTGATATAGAGATTTCCAATAGTACCATTGATAGTATGTGTAAAATCGACCATAGTGAGTGTTGCGTTCCCTTGACCCGTCACAGAAGTGATGGCTTTCCCATAAGCAATCCATTGTTGTGTATCAGATAATGAAGTTGCAAAGGTTGGTGACAATTCGAAATCAATCACTTTTGAAATACCACTCGTAAGGGTAACTCCGGATGAGTGGACATCTGGAATCGTAAAGGATGAGGTGTTTCTTGCAGAAGTCTTTGTGATAGTACTGACAACATCGTTTGAATATGTCGAAACATATGATCCTAGCAGATTCGATAATCCCGAAGTACGATAGTAAATGAGTGTCGATGATGAGTCAACCGATGTACCTTGAGTCGTTGCAATAACATGAACTTTATAGATATATGCTGGATCAAACACCAATGAAGCACTGCACGTATATGCAATGCCCTCATAAGCATATACTAGTTCAAGCTCTCCGCCAACCTTCACTACAGACGTTGAATTTCGGGCATATAGAGCATTGTTAGTGTAATCGAAGGCTAACTCCCCAACGTAGGAAAGGTTCGCTGTAGAGGGCTTTGTTGTGCCACGTTTGACCCGAAGTATAGCCATTAGTATGTACCACCATCAATGATTGATGAAGGTTGCAATACCTTAGTCGTATCGATTCCAAGAGCATATTTAACGACACTTGGCGTGTAGTTTGAGTCGATATATTGATAAAGCTTCAACCCACCAGAAAGTACTGCAGCATCAAAAGCTGCTTGTGAAACTGAGGCGTCAGTACCGGCTCCGACTAAGATTCGAGTGTTGAGAACATTGGCTAAGATACTCTTTTGAGTTGTGGTCAAGTGGACATCAGCTGCAACGTGAGCGTTATAGGTAGTAGTTGATACACCACCAAGTCCTGCAAGTGTGATGGTGACTGCTCCTGTTGAACCGTTAACGCTTGTTACGGAATCGGTAGGAGTGAGCAGTTCTTGCCAGTTTGCTAATGTCGCATAGCCTGAAGTTTTTAGAATAAAAGATTTGTTAATGTCCGTTCTAACTGCAACGTCTCCTTCTTGAGCGTTCGATAGAGCTAACATTGCTGCTTGGCTTGCTACCACCCAAGTATTCGTTATCGCAACTTTTGGAATGACAGAATCAGCAAGTTTTCCATCAGCATCAAGAATCGGAATGTTTCCATTGCCTGTCCCTGTGTTTTTGGTTGCGGCTGTTCCTAAACCTAAAGCAGTAATCTTAGTATCGATTTGGGTATCAACTTTTGCTACTCCAGGTATTTTTAAATAGTCTGATTCTGCAAGCGGTGTGCCTACGCTACCTGTTTTATCAGCCTTTGCAATGTATAAATGCTCCCCACTAAAATCGACTAGTGGTTCACCAGCTTTTATAGTTCCAGTAGTTCCAACAAGTGGACCAGTACCGGCTGTGGTTCTTCGTTTAATTTGAATTGTTGCCATAGTATTTCCTCCTTATTTTTTGAGATATGCTTGTGTCACTCGGTGAGCTGTATTGCCCAAAGATAATGTAACAAGTCCATTTGCATACGATATGCTTAGGGAATAATCCGCTCCACCATAACGATAGCTAAGTGATGAATTAGAACCCACAACGATAAACAACTGATTGGTTGGTAGGTTCACAATAGTCGTATTTTCTATCACGACATAGAGAATGCTTTCCATTAAGATTGCCGAGTTAACATTGCCAAATCGGTAGACACCGTTACTAATCTTGGTTAATCCAAGTTGTTGTGGATAGTAGAAATCTTTTAATTTAGATTCGAGTTCTTCAACTCTTGCCCGATCTGATGTGATCATCTGTCGTTCAAAATCATTGATGAGATTGACTGATGTAGTTGTTTTTGAATAAGCTGCCAATGCATACTCATATAATCCTTCTGAGTTTTGAAGATTGGTTTGTGTAAGTACTGGATATGTGCCAACCGCTTCTTTGCTATAAACGCTTATGGTATTTGCTTGAGTATCAACCCCAAGCACTACATAGCCAAACTTGCTTGAATCAGGTGTAACAGATATTGTTGTTTGATTTTCTATGTAGATTATTCGTCCATAAACTGCAACATAACCATCTAAAAATGTAATCGTGTTATTGGCTAACGTAAAGCTACATTGCGATTTCACGTACTTCAAGACGCCTACATCACTTGAAAATAAAAAATGATACAAATCTGCATCAATTTTCGATGTGACATTTGCACCATCAAAGGTTACTTTTTGAACACCCATTAAAATTCTCCTCCATCGAGATCAGTGATCCCAGTTGATTGTATTGATATATGACTAACTGCAGAGTTCACACTTTTGTTTAGAAGCTGGATTTTTTCGGTAAGTTTAATACGGTACTCACCAAGTGTTACCATTGCCTTATGAAACCCCTGACTAAACTTGATACTTGTTACTACTGAATCATAGGTTTGTTCGTTGTTTATAAATTCTACGAAATCCCCAAGTTCGATATTTTTCATTGGTTGAAATACGTCGTTATCGGATTTAATCGTGAAAGTGATATTGTGGTCCAATTTTGAGGCGATCATCTCAGATCTTGCTTTTGTAAGCAACGATGGATAGTCATTGTCTGTATAATAAAACGCCTTCGGTTTGACACTTTTGTACCTGTTAGGATGATACATGTCATGAGTCAATTCCCCAGTTGATAAAAGATAGTATACGATGGTTTGCTTGAACTGAACATTCTCGACTTTTGGATAGTATGTGAGTTTATTGACCATCTGACTTGAACTGTCATTGACGACCAAATCCTGAATGGCTTGATAGTTGTTTCTGAGTTTAATACCTCTTTGAACCTCACCGATTCTAAAGATAATGCCTGTCACTCTTCCTCTTAAATACACGGCTTCTGTTGAAAGTTTCAGTCCATAAGATTTGGTGATGAGTTCCATCAAAGAAGCTAAAGACATTATTTTATCAGGTTCAAAGGATAGTTCCCCTGAAATACTTGAGCCTCTTTCGATAGTAAGATAACTGAGGTTTTGAAGCGAATCACTGCTTTGTTTGAAGTTGGCTACTAGTAAGTTCTCAAGATATAAACTCAAATCTCCCGTATAGCTTTCAACAGGTATATCAATTGAGAACATTTCTTTAAAATCTAAGACATGAACGGTTGTCCGATGCTTGTCAGCAACTTCTAACCTTTCAACAATGCCAATGTAATGAATCGGTGCATCTTTTAATATCACGATGTCACCAACAGACACATTTAACTTAGCCTTGTTGATTGTGAATACTGACTTTTGAATGATGACTAAGTCTAGTGCTATCTCAAAATCCTTATCGACATAGCCGTAGTCTTTATAAGCTAAATTGAGTCTATCGAGGAATACAAGTTGCATACTTATACCCCCAGATATCCTTCATAAATCGTGATTCTACATGTGGTAAGACTAGCTACACCTGGTCTGAATTCCACCTCGTATTCACCTGGTTCAACAAATAAAAAGTTGTCACAGGTAAAATCCTGAAGTCCATAAATGGAAACTATCTCACCATTGTCAATCTTGCGAATAAATTGTTTGTTTGGTACAGCTGACACAAGAATCTCACCACTGTTTTGGGAATGAAACAATCTTAACATCGTGATGATTCTAGTGCCTTTTCTGATAATGACTTCTGGCTCATCGACAGCTCCAATCATTTCAATCAAGAGTGGTGCCTTGAAAATACCACGATTAACGATTTGAATTTTACCTTCATAAAATGCAGAATATGTATAAGGATAGGTGTATGGATAAACCTTGCCTAAAGTGGACTCGTTGACCTCAATGGTATATGTCTGTGTTTTGAGCCATAAAGACAATTTTTGAAACACAATCTGACAACTGAGTGCACCAGCCACAAGTTCTTGTTTGGATACTGCTTTGATATCGACAAAACAAAAAGCTGAATCATCCGCTTCGTAGTAAAGTTTGAGTTCTTTCTCACCTAGTTTCAGATAATTCATCAGTTCTGTATAACCTGGATACCCTTTAAGAAAGGTGAGCATTGCTTGTATTTCAGTCAATCCTTGTGTCTGATCGACTCGATCGTGAACATAATCGTACTTAAGATATGTGAGTTCTTGAGTAAAGCCTAGTCCAGAAATACTATGAATCAGACAACCACTTCTGTAATCAAAATGGAACCTATTGCCAGAAGGATTTTCTAGGTAGATTTTTCGAATCATATCACGCTACCTCCTAGTGCTCTATTAATTGAATCAATGTCAAACGTTGGTGAGGTTGTATTGATGGTGATATTATTTGTATTACTGCTCGAACGATTGATGTTGTTTGTTGAACTTACGCTTTGATTTTGCTTTAGATTAAACTTATCGCCAAACCATCCACCAATCTTACCGAAGAAACCTCCAACTTTATCTGCAGCATTGCCTACAAAGTCTCCCACTCCTTTAGCAACATTAGACGCAAATTCACCAATGTTTCCAGTAATGCTTCCAACCATGTCACCAAAATTACCAGCGATATCGCCCATTTTGGAACCCAAGTCACCAATCCACTCGAATATTTGAGTAAGAAAATCTACAATCTTTTGAACAACCGCCATGACTGGTTCGAGGACTTTTTGAAGAACCTTAATCGCAGGTACTAAAATTGCTTGTAGAACTTTCCCTATAATTTCAATGAGAGGTGCAACCAGTTCTAATAATTCTGCAATAAACTCGATTTGCGTCATCAGTGGAACCAATAAAACGTCAATAATAGGTACCAACATATCGACTAACATGATGATGAGTTCGATTAAAACATCCAATATAGGGGTGAGTGCTGTCATGAGACTATCGACAATCGTCATGATTGGTGGTAACAAAAGCATTAAGGTTTCACCAAGTCTAGCTAGTAATGCTCGAAACTCCTCACTTTGAAAAAGTGCCATTGCAACAATCGCTATAAGTGCTCCAATTCCAAGCGTTGCAAAATTCAGCCCAGCACCTGCAAAAAGACCTGAAGTGCCCACTGCTTTTAGTGCGGTTGACACGATATTTAAAATAGGTCCCACTTTTCCGATGATGGAAAGTACTGGACCAATGGCGGTTATGACCGCACCAAGTGTGAGGATAATTTTTTTAGTACCTGAATCTAAATTGTTCCATTTATCAATCCAAATCTTCATAGTCGGAATGATTTCATCTCTAACTTTTTGAAGCATGGTTTGCATGATAGGTAGTACCTGAACAGAAATGTCCATGGCAAGACTTCCGAGTGCTTGTTTTGTTTGATCGACAGTATCATTGAATTCACCAGCAATCGCGGCTTGTTCATTCGTTATAATGCCTAGTTCTCTAACTTCTTGTCTAAGCGAGTTAATAGCCGTTTCTTCTTGAGACAGCATCGGTAGTATTTCAGTACCAATCTTATCGCCAAAGAACTCATTTGCAATACCAACTCTTAAGGCTTCGTCTTCAACTCCAGAGAGTGCATTCCGAATTAGATTAAAAGCTTGATCAGCATTAAGACCTTTGAGATCCTCAACAGTTAGTCCAATTTGAGATAGGCTTTCAGATACCTTGTCACCGTTACCAGTAGCGATATCTCCAAGTATTCCATTGACCTTGATAAAGGCTTTGTTAAGGCTTTCTGTCGAACTTCCTGATATCTTGGCAACGTAGTTCCACTCTTGTAAACTCTCGGCACTTAGGCCAAGTTTAGCGGCTGTATCGGCAATTTCATCAGCTGTGTTTGCTGTCTTTACTGCAAGTGCACCAAGTGCAGATAAAGCTCCAAGAACAGGTACAGTGACAGATTTGGTTAGTGTTGAACCTAGCTTCCCAATCTTCTCAAAGTTCGCATTGGACAAATCTGTGATTTTACCTTTTGTATTTTGGAGTTCTTTATTGAGCTTAGATACTTCAGCTTCAGTGTATGAAACATTACGAGCGAGTTTATTGAATTCTGTTTCACTCATCTGTCCAAGTTTGACTGCTTGCTTTGCTTTTTCAAGTTCTTGATTCTGTGTTTCTAGCTTCTTTTTAGTCGTTTGAAGTATATCATTAAGCTTCGATTGTTTCTGTTTCCAAAGTTCAACATTGGAGCTGTCATACTTAAGGTTCGCATTGATGGTTTTGAGATCCTTTTGTTGCTCCTTAAGATCTGATTGTATTCCTTTGAGTTCATTCTCTAAATCTTTGCCATCCAGACTCAACTTGATGTTTAAACCTTTGACTGTTTCTGCCATCTTTGCTCACCTCCAAGCATAAAAAAACACATCAATCATGATGTGCTTAAGGATAAATTAAATACTACCTAATTTTGTTTGTATATCTATATAGGAACAATGCTCCAACTAAAGATAAAATAAAACTTCCGATAACTGCTATGTAGAAACCAGATTGGACATCAGCGAGCGGAATAAAATTAAAATTCATCCCATAAAATGATGCTACTAATGTTGGAATAGATAAAACAATTGTGATTACAGCCAAAGCCTTCATTACAATATTTAAATTGTTTGAGATAATTGATGCGAAAGCATCCATCATACCAGCTAAAATATCTCTATAAACAGAACACATCTCAA